CGGACTGCTGGCGTAAAGATGGGAATCGGCCCAGACAACCGATTGTGCATCGCCCACGTCGTCAAAGATCAGGTAAACGCGGCTGGTGTGGAGCGGCTGCTGGGCAGCACCGCGGCGGCCGATGGGCAAGACGTGCGCGGGTCAATTCCGCAAGACCCCGGCTCTGCTGGTAAATCATGGGCTTTACATTTGCTAAAACATGCGTTAATGGGTTATAGTTACACCGCAAGCCCTGAGACGGGCGACAAGGAAACGCGCGCAATGCCGCTGGCGGCACAGGTCGAGGCCGGAAACGTGGATATTGTGGCAGGCGATTGGAACAGTGATTTCTTGGACGAAGCTGCGACGTTCCCGATGGGTAAGTTCAAAGACCAAATTGACGCTGCGACCCGCGCGTTTGACATGATCGTGGCCCCTCGCGCATCAGCCGGTATATTCCTGCGAAAGAAAAACCGATGAACATCTTGAACGCAGCCCGTCGCATCAGCGCAATGTTTCCAGGGTATTTTCAGAACGCCAAACACGACCATAATAAAGATTTTGGCTATCCCGATCATGTTGATTTTGACGCAGCTTATCAGCGATATTTGCGTAACGGCATAGCGTTCGCTGGCGTTGAAAAGACAATTCTCAAAACGTGGCAAGATAACCCTGAGCTTTGGGAAAACAAGGACGCCAAAGAAACATACGCCGAGAGTGAAATCCGGCAGAAGTTTGACGATTTGCGTCTGTGGCAGAAGTTGGCCGAGGCAGACCGCCGCTCGATGGTCGGCGGTTATTCCGGTCTGATCCTGCGCTATGCCGACGATAAACGGTTTCTTGAGCCGGTTGATACGGTGCCCGGCGGGCTTGATGGGCTGGTCGATATTATCCCTGCGTGGGCCGGTCAGCTCACAGTGTCATCATGGGACACGGACGAAAGGTCACCGACCTACGGCGAGCCAACGATGTTTGGGTTTAACGAATCTGCCGTAGGTGACAACGATGACCGCCAAGCCAAAAACCGCAGCTTTGAAGTGCATCCTGATCGCGTGTTGATCTGGTCAAAAGACGGAACAGTCCATAATCGCTCCATACTTGAACCGGGATTCAATAACCTGATCGACATGGAAAAGATCAGCGGCGCGGGCGGTGAGGGCTTTTGGAAAAATGCCAAGAGTGCGCCAGTCATGGAAACCGACGCGGATGTATCAATCGCAGACATGGCAAAAGGTATGGGCGTCGGCGTTGACGAAATGGCCGACAAAATGAACGAACAGGTCGAGGACTTCAACAAAGGCTTTGACGCAATGTTGATGTTGCAGGGCATGAAGGCCAAGACGCTGGGCGTTACCCTGCCGCAACCTGAAGAATTTTTTAATGTGGCGTTGCAGTGCTTTGCAGCGTCTATCGGTATTCCGCTCAAGGTTCTGGTCGGGTCGCAATCGGGCGAGCGTGCCAGCACTGAGGACGCCGACGAATGGTCTCGGACCAACATGGCACGGCGGACCAATACAGCACGCCCCACAATCATGGAGTTGGTCAAAAAACTTGAGACCGTTCGTGTCTTGCCTGAACAGGATTGGCACCTTTATTGGTCGGACCTGACCGAGGCCAGCGTGGGCTTGAAAATAGATCGCGCCGACAAAATGGCAGCAATTAACCAGAAGTTGCTAGACGAAGTGTATACAGTTGACGAAATTCGTGAAACAACTGGCCACGGCCCGATTGACGAAATAGGAGACCAGTGATGAGCAAGCACGTTCGCGTCAATATCCGCACAATCGCCAACATGGCCAGTATCCGCAAAGAGCGGCGCAACGGACGTGACAAAATCGTCGTGCCGTCTGCAACGCTGCCTGACGGCATTGTGATGAACGGTATCAGCTACCCCGCTGAGGAAATCGAAAAAGGGTTTATGTCGCTGAACAACACTTACGCGCCGTTAGGACATCCTACAGTCAATGGCATGTTTGTGAGCGCATCGGATCCCGAGGGCATCAATATCGGCTGGATTGGCGCGCATAACGAAAACGTGCGACGTGAGAATGGTCGCGTGCTGCTTGATAAAGTTATTGATGTGGCCCGCGCAAACGAAAGCGTTGGGGGGCGGTCGGTTTTGGAAGCTATTGAAAAAGGCACGCCAATTCATACCAGCACAGGGTTGTTTTGCGATCTTGAGGCGTCTGTCGGCACAGACCATGGGTTTATCGCCCGTAACATGGATTTTGATCACGACGCGATTCTGCTGGGTGAGGATGGCGCAGCCACACCTGAACAGGGCGTCGGCATGATGGTCAACGCCAAGGGTGAAGAGTCCAAGATTGATGTTATCAATTCCGTGTTCGACCAAGTCGATCAGGAACTAGACTGGGCAGCCGACATGGCGCTCAGGGCAGCCGAAAGGCTCGAACGCGTGCCAGTAATGGATCGCATTAAGTCCGCAATACTGGACGCCGTTCGCGGCGCCGGGCGGGAACCCTCTGCAAACACAGGAGAAGCAGATATGACTGATAAAGCTCAGTTCGACGCGCTTTCCGCGAAGGTTGATGCCCTCACGGAATCGCAGAATGGCATCGGCGAAACAATTGCCAATGCCGTCACAGCCGCAATGAAGCCGCTGACCGACAATCTGGCAGAAATGCAGGCCAACCAGACGGCAAAAGACAAGGCCGAGTTGGATGGTTATGTGGCGAAAATCGTCAAAGCAAACATTCTTGACGCCGACGAGGCTGCGGAATTGACGCTCAATGCCGCCCGTAAGCTGGCGGCCAACGCCAAGCCCGGAACGGCTGCTGCCCTTAATGGGGCATTTGGCGGCACTGGTCCTGCCGACGAATTCGCAGGTTATGATCTCAACGCCGTCATGGATGGCACAGACAAAAAGGCGGTGAACTAAGATGGCCGGTAACACCATTTTCCGAGGGCCGATCACGCATCAGCCCATTTCGGTCAGCAAGCCCGTCGCAGGTGCTTACATGCCCGGCACGTTTGTCGAAGAAACCGCAACAGAGCTTGTCCAGATCACCACGTCGCTGGGCAAGTTGCCGTTGATCCTGTCCACTTTGGACTTCAAGGACCAGACGGTCACGACAGCATATGCCGACGAGGATACGGGCATTGCCTTTGCCCTTGTCCCTGGCCTGGTGGTACAGGCGAGCCTTGCCGCCGCGACATATGCATTGAATGCGCCGCTCAAGATTGCAGCGTCTGGTCGATTAGCCGCTGCAACAACCGCCGATGATATCGTCATCGCGTTCTTTAGTGATACGCCTGGTGCATATAGCGCAGGTGCCTTGGCCGATGTGACAATCGCCAATTCCTACAACGTCCCAGCGGCATAAGGAGGACACCTGATATGCTTCGTTTTACAGATGAACAGCAGGCTTTTGTTCTGGCCAATCGTCGCCAGTTCAACGCCTCGCAAAATGCCATGGCGGAAAACCATGGTCAAACGCTTATCGGCAATGCACTGCCCCTTCCCAAAGACGTTTGGGGCTTGTGGGACCGTGAGGCCGTAGAGGTCCAGCGCACGACGCTTCGTGTGTTCAATGACCTTTCGTCGTCGGTGTCCATGCCCATGCCGATCGGTAAGCTGGTCCACCACTTCCAAACTGTGTCCGACAGCGGGTCGGTAAACGTCTCGCTGGATGGCCGTTCAAAGGGCCGCACTGACCAGCCTGTGTTTGCCTACCATGGCACGCCACTGCCGATCATCGACAGCCCGTTCTCTTACGGATGGCGTCAGGTAGCGGCAGCATCGACAGAAGGGTTTCAGCTTGACGCTGCGGGCCGGATGAACTCGATGCGCAAGATTGCGGAAAAAGCCGAGAGCCTGATGCTCAACGGCGACACTGATATCGTCGTCGGTGCTGATCCGCTTTACGGGCTGCGCACTCACCCGCGCCGCAACACCCGGACCACAGCTCAGGCGCTGAACGGGGCAACAGGTGCACAGTGGTTGGCGACAATCACTGCAACCTTGAAACTGCTCCACGATGATAACTTCAAATCGCCAGCCACGATCTATTTGAACTTTGACGATTGGTTCTATGCCACATCGACCGAGTTTACGGCGGGTTATCCCAAAACCATTGCGCAGCGCGTGTTGGAATTGGGCGGCTTGCGCGATGTTATCGACGCGGACAGCATCAACCCAGGCGAAGTCATTGCGGTTGTCAAAGATCGGAGCGTCTTGCAGGTGTTGAACGGGATGCCGATGACCACACGGGCGCAATTCCGTGCGAATCCTGAGGACGACTACAACTTTGTGACCATGGCGGCCGTCGCCTTGGAAATCAAATTTGACGCCAACCAAAACTGTGGCGTTGCGGTTTCGTCACTCACGTAACATGATGGGCCGGTATAACCGACCGGCCCATTTCAACCCACGGAGACAGACATGAAAATTGAAATTACAATGAAGGGCGCAAGTGGCCACAATGTTGGCGATGTTGTTGAGATTGACGGTAACGCAATCCCGTCATGGGCGATTAACAAATGCCGCGTGGTCGGTAATGCCAAGACCGCCGTGACCAACCCCGCCAAGGGTGCGATGCCCGGCGGCCCATCACCAAAGGGCTAAACAATGACCGCGACCGTTGCAGGCTGGATCACATACGCGAGCGCACGAGGCGATACTGTGGCAGATGACGCCGCAAGTGCATCGGCGCTCGTTCGCGCAACAGATCACATCGCGTATCGGTATCTGAACCGCCTCTTGCCGGGGGTGGACGCAACGACACTGGCGGTGGTCGATCCGGCGACGTATGAGGCTGCAAAGCTGGAACTGGCAACGCCGGATTTTTTCAACAACCTACAGCCCCGACCAACAGAAAACACTGACCGGCGTGGGCGATATCAAATGGACACCTGTCGCTGGCGGCAAAGGGGGCTTTGAATCTGCTACGCCGACAAGCACAATCATTGCCGCGATGTTTGACCCTTACGTCACAGATCGTGACGGGCCTTACTTTGACTTTGCCACCATCGGCAAAACGGCAGCGCGATGAGCGGGGCCGCAATAGCCGCAGAAGTCGCGCTGGCCTATGCTGAGGCGGGGCGTGATGCGGGCGACGGGCTTGGGGCGGTGTCTGCTACGATCAGTCGGCCCGGCACGCCCACTGGCCCGGAATGGAACCCCACACCCGGCGCGCCTGTTAATCACGTATTCGTCGCCAAGCCATCCGCCAAGGCTTACACACAACGGACAGGCTTGGCATTGGGTGCGGGTGAGTTGGTCTATTCGCTGGTAAACCATGGCGTGACGATCACCCCTAGCACATCGGATGTGCTGACAATCGACGGCATAAATTGGCCCGTGCAGGAGGTTATCCCGATGGACTCGGCGGGCTTTGTCATATCCTGGCTGGTGAAGGTGAGCAAATGACATATAAAGGAAACGATCATGGCACGAAATGACAATGTCGAAATCCCGCCCGCAGTCTGGACGCAACTGACCAACGCGAATGCTTCGTCAATCAGGGTGCAGTCGGTTAGCGCCACCGAAATGATGTTGCAAGCAACGAATGGCGCTACAGCACCATCGACGATGCTGGGCACAATTGTATTGGGTGGCGGGAATGTCCTTGCTGCTGATATGACGATTGCGCAGCTTTGGCCGGGTGTGGCTGGAGCAAACCGCGTTTGGGCGTTTGCAAACACTGCGTCGGTAGCTTCCGTAAGCCATGCAGATGCGTAACCTAGCCTTTCGCGGGCTGCGGTTGCCAAGGCTGGGGGCTATGATGCAATCAGGCGGCTTCTCCCCCGCGTTGCTATTCGCGGGCGACAAGGGCTTCGCCTTCGACATGATGGACCTGTCGGGCGCGAACACGCTCGCGAACCAGACCGGCACGACGCCGGGTGCCGGCGATCCGCTCGGCTATCTACCCGGCATGTCCCCCAACGCGCAGACAGCTTCACAGAGCGTCACGTCCAGAAGGCCGACTGTTCAGGCAGACGCCAATGGCCGCCATTTCCTGGTTTTCGACATCGACGACGTTCTGGTCACTACCGAGGAGCTGTCCAGCGACACATGGACCGCATGGATGGTCTACGAGGCCGATGGAGGCGACTTCCTCATCATGTCCAATGTTGGCGCCCCGAACCCATGGCTCGGCGTCGGGCAACAGAACAGCTCGAACACGGGGCTTTCCTTCAGAACCGTTGAGCCCGCGCAATACTGGTATGACAACACGGGCTTTTCCGGCGACACGCGAGAGCAGTCATGGACGGCGGCGCAGGGAGCCAGTCTCGCGATTGTCGAGACCGTGAACGACTCCAATCCGTGGCCCGAGGTCGCCATAGGAAAATACAGCGCCGGATCGTTCAGCACGCCGGGCAGGGTCTACGCATGGGGCATTATCAACCGGACGCTGACGGCGGCGGAAAGGGCCGATCTGCTGGCATATGCCGATCATGTGCTTGGAATTGCACCACCGGATAAAATGATAGTTCCGAGCATACTTGGAGCCACGGGTTCGGCAACTCTCGTACTCGGGCCAAAACCAGACGACAACTTTAGTACGATTGAAGGTTATGAGTTCGAAGTCACGGCGGCTGCGGACGTGGACTTTGCAAATGTCGTATCCTCTGGAACGCAGACTGCGACACAGTTTGGAGAGGCGATAGTCATAACGGGTCTTACATCCGGCGGCTATATAGCCCGTCAGCGTGCCGAGAACGGCAATGGGTTTGGTGAGTGGTCGGACCCGAGTAACGCTGTGACTGTCAGCGATACAGTGCCTTCATTGAGCTATCCGACGTTCGCTGATGAGCAAGTGTTCACACCCGACCCGACACAAGCGGAGGTCGTTATTTCAGACGAAGCCGGTGCAGGTCTTATTAACGGTAAGGGCGCATATCCATGTGTCGTTGATGTTAGGTCAATGCCTGAATTTGATGGTGTCACAAATGGCTTGGGCGAGCGTTTGAACTGGCTTGTATACGGTTCGAACGACCACTCGTCAACGGGCAGCACCTATCTTCATTGCGTCTTTGGGGCTTTTCGGGGTGGAACGTGGAAGACGTATGCGGATGCACTGGCCGCCGGAGACCTTTCTTCCCTACTCCGGGG